ACAGAGAACCAAAACTGATGAAGACCCATGTCATATTGCCGGTTCAATAAGGCCTATTAGAAAAAAGCTAACTAGCGTCTGTCACTAGTTCGACTCCCGCCGAGTCCACAATTTAAAAAATGAAATATTTATCAGCTATTTTCTTATTGTCATGTGTAGAGTTTTCTCAGCCATTTGAGAGAGAGGCTTTTGAAAATAAGTGGTGGGAGGTACAAGAATACTCTGTTTGCTTTAATTTTCACGAATCCGGAGATTTGCTATCTTACCAGCATCAAGATGTTAGAGAAGGTGAGTGGGGAAGATTTGTAGACGAAGGAGAGTGGTCATTCTATGAGCCAAATGAGTACTCTGTTCTTGATAAATCAGTATTTATCTATAAAGAAGAAGAGTGCTGGGAGATAGAGGAGTACTTTGAAAATAAGGTGATTACAGCATGTGAGTGCAGCATGTTTGACTCTTTTTAGCATCTGCTATATTTATGTCTAAGCAGGAGAGCTAAAAATGAAAATACCCATTATGCTTTTTATATTAGCAAACGGTGATGTAAAGAATGAAGTTGTTGTTGAACCGACTTCACAAGACATATCAGAAGAGCCAGATATGTGTGTTGGATGCGATGATGAGGAAAAGGAAGAGGTTGCCCCTCAACAGATATCTGTTGAGATAGTAATTGATCCCTTAACAGGTAATGTTCAATATATAATCAAAGGTCTAACTATAGATCAATAGGAGGTGTGTAATGAAATTTTTAAAGTCTAAATATTTTAGTCTAACATGCGCAGCTATAAATGCAGCATGGTCCCTAAACAGCTTTTCAAATGGTGAGCTTGCATGGGGTGTTATAGGTGCTGGATTCTGCGCTCTGTGTATGAGAAACTACCTAGCAGTAAGGTAGATATTTCAGAGACCTTGCTAGAATGGCATAGAGATAGGCAGGATTGTGTTGTAGAGGTTGTACATGGTGAAGGTTGGATATTTCAGAGAGATGACTCCATATCCATTCAGATCATCTAGGGATCAATATTTAAAATTAGAACAAACGAATGGCATAGGGTTATTAAAGGAAAAAGTGACCTTATTGTTAAAATTACTGAAAGTAGAAAGAAAAAAGAAATGGATTCCCGTGTAACCTGTCTATGCTTGTGATAAAATAGCATCTAGGAGGTAATATGACAGTAAGATTTGGCTACGCATGTATGAATACGACACTTGGAAAGGGAAATAGAGATAGGGTTGCTTGCAGTAGGGGAATGATAAAGAAGACGTTTGTAGAAAAAGGCCTGAAGTATGCATCAGAGCTTTCACTTAAAAACTCAATGGACCTTATTAAGATTATTGACTGGAACAACCAGCAGGGTATCAAGGTATTCAGAATCACATCCTGCCTGTTTCCATGGATGAGTGAGTATAAGCTGGAAGATCTGCCAGATTTTGAAAGTATTAAGTTCAATCTAGAGTATGCAGGAAAGATTGCACGTGAAAGCAATCAAAGATTATCTTTTCACCCTGGTCACTTCAACATTCTAACATCCAATAGAGAGGAAGTTGTTAACAACTCTATTGTAGATCTAACGAGACATGGTCAAATTTTTGACCTAATGGGCATGGAAAGAAATCACTGGTCAAAGATCAATATTCACATTGGTGCATCCTATGGAGATAGAGATTCTGCAATTACCAGGTGGCTTAAGAACTTTGATCGGCTTCCAGACTCTGTAAAGTGTCGGCTTACTGTAGAAAATGACGATAGAGAAAGATTGTTTTCTACAAAAATGCTCTATGATGGAATCTATAAGACAGCTGGTGTACCAATTGTATTTGACTCACATCACTTTTCATGCGGATATCAGGATACCTCATACGAAGATGCACTTGCTATGGCTGTAGAGTCCTGGCCTAAAGGAATTACTCCACAGTGTCATCACTCAAATTCAAAGAAAAATTATGAAAATCCTAAAGTTGCAAAAACAGCTCATAGTGACTGGTACTATGAGTCATTTAAAGATCTTGGCTACACACTAGATGTAGTTCTCGAATCTAAGATGAAAGAAAAATCTTTACTAAAATATAAGCAGGATTTTTGCTAATTTAACGATACTTGCATTTTTTAATATAGTTTGTGAACTGTGTTTATCACAGAAAGGAAGAAAAATGTTTAAGAAAATTTTAGCATGTATGCTATGCCTTGGGCTATCAACTCCGGCACTAGCAGATAATCATGCTGTCGGTGGTGGCGCAAGCTCTGACATGGAATGGACAAAGCGCATGGGTATTCGATTTGGATACAACTACGCAAACAAGGCAGATGAGACAGATAGGCTTGACAGCCCACATATGTTTGCACTAGGATTTGAAACACAACAAACTATGGACGGAGGAACATGGCTTGATCTGCTCTTTATTCAAAATCTAACGATTAGTGGACTAGATCAAAGTGTGCTACTTCCATCAGGTAACATGCTTGTAGGCTTTGAAGTCAATGATGCATTACAGCTAGCAGTTGGGGCAAATGCTACAATTATAGATCCATCAGATGAAAATCACTACTTTCATCTAGTTACTGCCTTAGGCTGGACACAGGATGCTGGTATTTTTAGTGTACCGCTTCATCTTGTATTTATTCCAGATGTGAATGACTATTACAGAGTTGCAGTCACTACAGGAGTAAACTGGTAGAATTTAAAAAATAGATCTTATTTTTCCCCTCTATACTTAGTATAGAGGGGATTTTTTATATTGATATATTGCTTATCTTTTTTAGGATCTTTTTTTCAAGCTGACATATGCGCATTCTAGTTACACCGAAAATATCTCCGATTTCCTGCAATGTCATCGGGCCTTCTTTAGCTGCAACTATTGTGCAATTTTTATATTCTTTATTATCAATAAAGTATCTACATTCGTTATTTTCGCATACTGTGTCTTTTTTTAGACAAATCTCAAAGCACTTCATAATTCTTAAAAATCCCTATTTTATTGATAATATCAATAAGGTATTGTGTGTACAAGACAAGGAATACTAATGACAAATAGCAAAAAGAGGAAAACATTTATAATAGACACTTCTGTTCTATTATACGATATGAAATCAATTCACTCATTTCCTGAAAATGATGTTATCATTCCCTTAATTGTTCTTGATGAAATTGATAGGTTTAAGGAAAAACCAGGAATACTGGGTGAGAGTGCACGGTACATAAATAGATTTCTTGACAGCCTAAGGGAGAAGGGAAATCTCTATGATGGCGTCTTGTTAGAAAATAATCAGCTAATAAGAGTTGAAACATCTCACTATGAAAAAACTCCAAAGTCACTAGACCTTAAGTCAGGAGATAATATAATAATTGGAGTTGCAATCTACCTAAATGCTACAAAAAAATCAAACGCAATTGTAGTCACAAAAGATATCAACTTTAGAGTTAAATGCGATGCGCTAAAGATAAGTGCAGAAGACTACTATAAGGACAGGATAATAGATGAAGGAGATACAGTATATACAGGACAGCATATAAAAGAAGTTACATCAGATATAGTAAATACATTTTATGAAGATGGAAAAGTTAGCTGTAGTGATCTAGGAGTAGAGTTAAACCCAAATCAGTTTTTTACGGGAAAATTTCAAAAACAGTCAATGATAGGTGTTGAAAAAAATGGAAATATAATACCGCTAAACACTGTTTTAGAGAAAACATGTTCAATAAATCCAAGAAATAAGGAGCAAAAATTTGCCCTAGACCTTCTTTCTAGGCAAGATATCCCACTAATATCACTAACAGGAAAAGCTGGATCTGGTAAGACTTTTTTGACACTCATGGCTGCCCTATCCGGCCTACAGGATAAAAAATATGAAAGAATAGTGATTACAAGAACACTTCAACCCGTTGGAAGATCAATAGGTTTTCTTCCTGGAGATCTAAATGATAAAATGGATCCGTGGATGGGCGGAATAGTTGACAATGTTAGAAATGCATTCAAAGATCTTACATACTTCTCTCTAATGAAAGAGAAAGGAATCATTGAAATAGTACCTCTTTCATTCATTAGGGGTAGAACTTTTGATAATACTTTTATAATAGTCGATGAAGCACAAAATTCAACAATTCATGAGCTTAAAACTGTTATAACAAGAGTTGGTGAAGGATCAAAGATAGTGATAATGGGTGATATAGATCAAATTGATACACCCTATATAGACTCACTATCAAACGGCCTTACAGTTGTCATAGAAAAGCTTAAAAGTGAAATGCTTACAGGCCATATTACACTTATGAAAGGAGAAAGATCTGCACTTGCTACATTAGCATCAAAAGTAATTTAAGCACCATAATTAGTTGATGAGGTATTATAAATAATGGCATCAACCAAGTTTGTTAAAAAGGATAAGAATAGATTTAGAAAGGTATACCCCTATATTAGAGCTAGACCAAGAAATCAATTTTGCTCTGACAAAGAGGTCATAATAGAGATCGGATCTGTATCTTTTGACAATGATGAATATGTTGACTATACATTTGATCAAAAGTATACATCAGCGCCTATTATAACTGCGATATCTGTAGATTCTGAATCTAACAATCAAGCAGATGTAAATATATTTATATCTTCTGTGTCCACAACTTCTGTAAGAATTAACGCTAGTCAGCAATTTATCGGAACAGTTCACTTTCACATAATAGAGATCGGAACATGAGCTCTTCTTTAAATAATTTAATAGTTGAGACTGGCGAAGCAATATTTTCAAATAATTCATCAGTCACTATTACACTTACAGGTGGTCACTTTAGGACGCCTACTATTTCACTTGTTGCAACAGATGGTAACTTTAATACATTTATTTCAAGCGTAAGTACAAGCTCATTTACAATTGAAACAAGCGATAATTTTTCAGGAAAAGTTCACTATCATGCCATGAGCAATGGAGCCTAAGTAGTATATTAAGGAATAGATATGCCCAAAGATTTTCGTGCAAAACAAATTAGAACAACACAAATTATAGCTTCTGGTGGTATACCCGGACAAGGAAGCCATTCAAATATTGGGCTATTAATATATAGCTCATCAGACGCATCAAACCTTGAAGGCGGACTCACACACAATCTAACTGCATCTGCAGGTCATGATGTATGGATGTTTGTGTCTGGCTCAAAGGGAGGAAGAGATGCAAAGCTTCAAAATGGTAGAGGCGGCGGAGTAGTTTTATTTGGTGGAGATGTTGTAGTTTCAGGTACATTTTATGTAGATAAAATGGTTGTTGAAGTAGAGGAGTCAACAACAGGTAGCTTTTCAGTATCCGGATCGCTGTTTGTATCCCAAAGCGGTTATATTAGGGGAGGACTTGTCGTAAATGACGACGGAGGCTCAGATTCAAATCATGACTTTAGAGTTGAATCAGATGGAGAGGATGAAGCTCTATTTGTAGACTCTTCAGCAAATACATTTTATATAAACAAAGGTGAGACAGCATTTGAAACAGTTATTTCAAATGTTGCTGATGAAGCACTTCGTGTGGATGCTGAAGGTGTTGTTATCAATGAGGACAGTCATGCAAACATAGATTTTAGAGTAGAGTCTAATTCTGAACCCAAGGCGTTATTTGTTGATTCTGGACAAGATCATGTTCAGATAAAAGCATCAGAAATTCACCTAACTGGAACACTTGCAGGTGCTGGGGCAATTAAGCTTAAGACGTCAAACGCTTCTGGTGGAATTGACATAGATGCTGGAACAAGTGGAGTATTAATAGATACAACCGGCCTTGTTAGCATTGATGCTGTTGGTGCAACAAATCTAACAACACATGGAGAGCTTCTTTTATCAGGATCTGATAAGGTAACAGTTGAATCAACAGAAGCATCTTCCACAGCTGTAGTTGTTAAAGCTTCTCATGTAGCGGGTGGAATTGACATAGACGCCGGAACAGCCGGTATAGCAGTTGACTCAACCGGAGCTGTCAGTATTGATGCAGTTGGAACATCAAATCTTACAACTAATGGCACCCTTACAGTCTCCGGTTCAACTGGTCTTAATTTAAAGGTTGACAATGGAACAATAGATATCGAGACTCGTATCGGCTCTATTGATATTGACTCAGCCGGAACTCTGACAATTGACTCAGCTCAGGCGATTGCAATTGGTGCAAATGCTGACAAGCCTATTGATATTGATGCATCTACACTAGATATTGACACTTCTGGAGCTATAACAATAGACAGCACGTCAACTTTCTCAATAGATGGTGTAGGAACGTCCAATATAACAACTCATGGTAATTTAGCTCTATCTGGATCAGATCTTGTATCCATAGAGTCTGATGGCGGTGAGATAGATTTAACAGCAAGATTAGGTAATATAGACATCAATGCAACGGCAGGAAATGTTACTATTGACGCAGGTGGAACATTCTCTGTAGACGGTATCGGTGCTTCAAATATCACAACAAAGGGAATTCTTACAGTTTCTGGATCTACTAAGTCACTGATAACATCTACTGCTGCAACAGCCCTTGCTGTTCAGCTTGATGCATCTCATGCTGCCGGAGGTGTGGACATTAGAGCAGGAACTTCCGGTGTAAATATTGCAACAAATGCATCTGGAGTTCCAGTCACAATTGGCCACACAACATCTGAAACTAGGGTTAATGACAACCTAACTATTCTTGGTGATGTTGCAGCACGTGGATTTGTTAGCGCATCGCTAGGACTAAGCGGATCTCTTACTCGACTTCATGATGGAAAGTCATTTATTGAGGCCGGCTCAGGTATTACTGTAGCATCTGCATCAAATGGCGCAATAACAATTTCAACGTCAGGTGGCGGATCTGTTGACGGATCTGGTGCAGCTACACGACTAGCATACTGGTCAGATTCTGATACTTTAACATCTAATGCTAACTTCACATTTGACGGAACTGATGTAACGTTAGCTAGTACATCTAAGCTAGAATTTAGAGATGCAGGTCTTTTTATAAATTCTCCGGCTGATGGTCATCTGGATATGGTTTCGGATACTCGATTTACAATTACAGGATCTGGTGCTGTTGCAGATGCAATTGCTCTTCAAAATAGCAATGCCGCCGGCGGCATTGACATAGATGCTGGAAGCAAGGGAATTACAATAGACACTACTGGAATTCTGTATGTAACATCATCTAATAATAATGCCAATGCAATACAGATGTTTGCATCAGCTGGTGGTTTATCTTTTGTTGCAGCAGGCGCTGCAGGCGAAGATATTGATATTAGAAATACAAATGGTTCAATTCAGATTGTTGGTGGAGAAAATCAAGCAAATGCTGTTAGGCTTCATGCATCAGATGCAGCTGGCGGACTGGATATTGATACAGGTACAGGCGGCGTCGCGATAGACTCTACTGGAGCTGTCAGCATAGATGGTGTCGGAGCCTCTAACATCACAACAAAGGGTGCACTTACAGTATCAGGATCTTCAGGATTAAATCTTAAATCTGATGGCGGTAATATCGTCATACAGACTAGAAATACAGGTGGGGTAGATATTGATTCAAACGGTGCAGCACTTTCTCTAGATTCTGATACAGGTATTAACATAGGAACTACAGCAGATAAGCCTATTGACATAGACTCCACGACACTGGACATAGACGCATCAGGCGCAATTACAATTGATGGAACATCAACATTCTCGGTTGATGCTGTTGGAATATCCAATCTAACCACAAACGGTGCACTTACTGTCTCTGGATCAACTGCACTAAATCTTCACTCCGACGGCGGGGAGATAGATCTTACTGCAAGAATAGGTAGTGTAGATATCAATGCCGGGGGGACTATTGACCTTGATGCTGGTGGTACGCTATCAGTCAGTTCTGTAGGTGTTATTCTTAATGATGGAGGATTTGCTGCAACTGATTTTAGAGTCGAGACAGATGGAAAGACACACGGCCTATTTATCGACTCTGGAAACAATGCAGTTCTCATGGGATCAGATACGCTTCCAGGTACAGATGTATTTACATTTATATCTGGATCAACTGGCGATCATAGCTCAGGAACACCCAATAGAGGAACTACTCTTGTAGGTGGTGATCTGGTTACATCTGGTGCAATGTATGGAAAACAGCTAGACTTTACCTATCATGTTTACAATAGAAGTAATGATGATTCTATCTTTATAGGGTGGTATAATAACAATGAGGCAACAAGTAATATTGATGACGTCCAGGGAGTCATGCCATTTTCAGGAAGACCTGTTAGAGTAATAGTTAGACCTCAAAATGATTTGGGCTCAACTACAATAGGATTTCACAAGTCAACAGCTGGATCTATGTATGTTGGAACTACACCGATCGAATCAATTACAAGCTTTAGTGCAGCAGATGCAACTCCAGTTGCATTTGACTTTACTGTAACAGGATCAGCTGCACCTACAGCTAGATACAATGCCGGAGACGTCGTTGCAATCTCAATAAATCCAACAAATTCACCTGGTGACTGTAATGTAACTGTTATCTGGGAGCACATTACACATAGAATTATTTCTGGATCTGCTATCTAAAATTAAAATTAAAATTGTACATTTTAATAAAATATCTCTATATTAAAGAATAGATCTAATTAATCAGCTTCTTCTATTCTAGAATCAGCTTTTTCTATTCTAGATTATATTAATTTTCTTCTATTCTAGATTATATTAATTAGATAAATTATGTAGAATAATATCTATTGAATTAATTCTACTGGAGATTAAATGATATCATTCAATAATAGTGCATTTAATAATAAAGAAGAGATAGAAATACCTTCATCATGTGAAGTTATATTTGTATCAGACTTATTTTCGTCAGACTATTGCGGTGGCGCAGAGATGACTACTGACGCATTAATTGATTCTTCTCAGTTTAATGTTTTTAGACTTCATTCTAAAGATGTTAATTTAAAACTTCTTGAACAGGGATTTAGTAAGTTCTGGATATTTGGAAATTTCTCTCAGATGAATTTAGAATTAATTCCAACAATTGTTTCAAATATAAAATATGATATAGTTGAATATGATTACAAATATTGTAGATATAGATCGCCTGAGAAACACATGGCACAAGAGTCTGTCCCATGTGACTGTCATAATGACATTCATGGAAAAATAATTTCTACATTTTTTTATGGTGCAAAAACATTATGGTGGATGTCAGAAGCTCAAAAGGATAGATATCATACTGTATTTCCTTTTCTAGGTGAGAAGAATAACACAGTTCTTTCATCTGTATTTGATGAAAAGTTCTTTGCAACAACAAAAGTACTCAGAGAAAGAAATAAAGATAAAGATAGAGATGGATGGGTAGTTCTTGGTTCAAATTCCTGGATAAAGGGAGCAAAATCAGCTGAACTATGGTGTCAAAAAAATAAAAAGAAATATGAAGTCGTATGGGATAAAGACTATAGCCAAGTTCTTGACATTCTTTCAAAAGCAGAAGGTTTTGTATATCTTCCTATGGGCGGTGATACATGTCCAAGAATGGTTATTGAAGCTAAGTTGCTCGGCTGTCAGCTAAAAATAAATGATAATGTTCAACATAAGGATGAAATTTGGTTTGATACTGATAATATTCTTGATATAGAATCATATCTCTATGCTGCAAGAAATAGGTTCTGGAATGGAGTAAAGTATAGTATGTCGTATTATCCTACAATTAGCGGATATACCACGACAAAAAACTGTATATCTCAAAACTATCCGTTCGTCCAGTCCATAGCGTCATTACTAGAATTTTGCGATCAAGTAGTTGTAGTCGACGGAGGATCTGACGATGGAACTTGGGAAAAGCTAGTTGAACTATCAGAAGATAATCCATCTCTGCTTGTTCACAAGCAGAGTAGAAACTGGGATCATAAGCGGTATGCTGTATTTGATGGTCTTCAAAAAGCACTTGCTAGATCTTTGTGTACTTCTAAGTTTTGTTGGCAACAAGATGTTGATGAAATTGTACATGAAGAAGATTATGATAAAATAAAAGATCTTGTTAGAAATTTTCCAAAAGGAGTGGAATTGCTAGCCCTTCCAGTTATTGAATACTGGGGATCTAAAAATAAAGTTAGGATGGATATAAATCCGTGGAAGTGGAGATTGAGTAGAAACCTGCCTCATATTACACACGGAATTCCCGCAAGTCTAAGGAGATTTGATAGCAATGGGGATTTATTTTCTGCCCCAGGTAGTGATGGTTGTGACTATATTAGAAGTGATAATTTTTCACCAATTCAATTTGCAACGTTTTATACTGGTGACGTAGATTCAGTCAAAAGAGAGGCGCTGACAAATAGTTCAGCTTTGATAAATTTTGAAAACTGGTTTAAATCAGTTGTTGCATCAATACCCGGAGTTCATCACTATTCATGGTTCGATATATCTAGAAAAATTAAGACATATAAGAGCTATTGGTCTCAGCACTGGCAAAGCCTATATGATATAAGCCAAGATGATACCAGCGAAAATAATATGTTTTTTGATTCACCATGGTCAGAGATTTCTGATAAAAATATTGATAAACTTGCCGCTAAGCTTGAATCTGATATGGGTGGCTGGATTTTTCATAAAAAGGTTGACTTTTCAAACCCTACTCCCCATATAAGCATAGACATAGATCATCCAAAAATTATGACAGACTGGATTAAAAAATGAATATAGTCTTTATATCTCCCTGTTTTAATGCTGAAGCAAATCTAGATAGTCTAGTTGAATCAGTTAGATCTCAATTAAATAGTAATTTTAAGCATATTTTAATAGACGATATGTCTGAAGATGGCACTGCAGATAAGCTTATTAGTATATGTGAAGATGATGATAGATTTAGCTTTATTATAAATAAAGAGAAAAAGTTTGCACTTAGGAACATAGTTGAAGTATCTAGAAAATATGAAAATGAAAAAGATACAATAATAGCTGTTATAGACGGCGATGATCAGCTATGCAACAATGAAACAATTGATCTCTTAATGAGAGAATATGAAAAAGGTAGTGATGTAGTATGGACAGGACATAGGTGGGATATTAATAATTTAAATATATCTAGAAGCATGCCTGATAATGTTGATCCATATAGCTGGCCATGGTGCTCTTCACATCTTAGAACATTTAGGTCAACATTATTAAAACAGATATCTGATATAAACTTTAAAGACCCGTGGGGAAACTGGTTCCAAAGAGGTTATGATCAAGCTCTTATGCTTCCGATTTTAAAGCTTACAAATAAAAGAAAATATATTGATGAAATATGCTATCTCTATAATATTGAATCTGTGTCTGTAAATGATAGGGATTGGTGTGAAATGAAGCAGCTTTCAACAATAAATCTTGTAAGAGCTAGAGGTTTTTTAGGTTGAATGTATTTTTGGACAATGTCAACACAGATTCAAATTCTGGTCCAAATTCATTTGCTAAAAGGCTAATAGAGGGACTATCACAGCTTGAAATAGATGCAAGGACAGAAATTACAAGCGAGTTTATTCCAGATATTCAGCTTTCTTTTATAATGTCTAGGATAAAGTACGCACCGCTTATTCAAAGGCTGGATGGCATTTACTTTAATACAGACCAGGATTATGAGTCACTAAATAAACCTATTAAGGAGACATATGAGAATTCCGAAGCTGTTGTATTTCAAACAGATTTTAATAGAGACCTAATTACAAAATATTTTGGAAATCACTGGAACTATAAGGTAATAAGAAATGGAACAAATATTGAGCTTATTAACTCTATAGAGAGATCATCACATACAATATTTGATAAATTTGAAAAAGTATGGTGCTGTGCTTCGTCCTGGAGGCCTCACAAGAGACTTTCTGAAAATATAAGGTATTTTTTAGAATTTGCACCCGACACACACTGTCTAATAGTTCTGGGACCAAATCCAGATGCAGTTGTAAAGCATCATAGAATTTTTTATGGTGGAAACATAGAGTGGAGAGATCTAATTTCAATATATAAAAGATCTGATTATTTTATTCATCTTGCGTGGCTTGATCACTGTCCAAATGTCGTTGTTGATGCAAGAGCATGTGGCTGTAAGATAGTTTGCTCTTCATCAGGAGGTACAAAAGAGATATCAGGAAAAGACTCTAAGCTAATCTATGAAGATGATTGGGATTTTTCACCTATTAATCTTTATAAGCCACCCAAGCTTGATTTCTCCAAAACAGTAGAAAATAAATATGATATTGATATATCAATACAGCGAGCATCAAAAGAATATTCTAGTCTTTTTAGATCAATGTTGAGAAAATAATATGGGGCTTGGCGGATATCTTGCTTGGACTGCTGTTGCAAGAGAAATTAAAAAAAGATCAAGCGACAGTGTTAAAATACTACCAATTGAAAAGCATGGCAGCTTTATAAAAATTATAGATAGTGAGATATTTTTAAATAATAATGACTTTATATCAGTAATCGATAAAGCTGGCGAGCACTATATCTTTCCGCTAGTTTTAAATAATCCAGATGCAAACTACTGTAAAAAAGACACATATGAAAAAGCATATCATAAAAGTGATAAGCACATTATAGAGCAATATTGCGATGTATATGGAATATCAGATCCTGTTCTTAAGTGCTATATCGATATCAACGAAGAGTCGAAAAATATCATTGATTCAATAGTAGAAAATGAAATAGAAAATAAGAAATTTATATCAATTGAGCCTACATCTAAGGAAAATTATACAAAAAATAGAAAATATCCATTTGAAAAATGGCAAAATATAGTAAATTCGCTAAAAGACGATATTTGCATTGTACAGGTTGGTGTAAAAGGGTCAAAAGTCCTAGACAATGTAATAGATCTTACAGGCAAAACTAGCTTTACAAATACTGCAGGAATAATAGGAAGATCAGATTTATTTCTAAGCTCAGAAGGCGGCCTTGTTCACGCTGCAACAGCATTTGATACAAAAAGCTTGGTTATCATAACCGGTTATCAAAGTTTAAAAATGGTTGCTTATCCACAAAATATAAACATAGACATATCATCTCATGGACCGTGCGGAATGAAAATAGACTGTCCTTTATGCATAGGCGATAGAGTTAATCATGAGTGGAAGGATATTGTTCAAATAATAGGGAATGAGTTGTGCCTATAGTCTTTACAAATGGATGTTTTGATGTTTTACACAGGGGTCATATTGAACTATTTAGATTTTGCAAAACACTTGGCGATAAAGTTGTAGTTGGATTAAATACTGATAGAAGCGTCAAAGAGAACAAGGGAAAGAATAGGCCGATCAATAGTCAGGATGATAGAAAGCTTATTTTGGAATCAATTAGATATATTGATAGTGTTATTTTATTTGATGAAAAAACACCATATGAGTTAATAAATTGCATAAAACCTGATATAATTGTTAAAGGCGGCGACTACTCAGCTAAAGATGTAGTTGGCTCAGATATTTGTAAGGTGGTTATATTTGACTATGTCAAAGGATACTCAACAACAAAAACACTACAAGATATTGCTGATAGGTGAATCGTGTCAAGATGTATACATCTATGGCAATTGTTCCAGGCTAAGCCAAGAAGCACCTGTTCCAATATTTGATAGAAATAGATCAGAAATCAGAGCAGGAATGTCTGCAAATGTTCACGATAATTTAGTTGGCCTTGGATGTGAAATTTGCCACATTACAAATGAAAGCAGTATTATAAAAACAAGAATAATAGATCAGAAATTTAATAGACAGATATTGAGAATAGATGATTCAGACCCTTGTGATGTATTGGAGCATGATATCTTTACTAAAGATCAGCAGCTGACAAGCATGTCGTTTGATGCAGTAATATTTTCTGACTACAATAAGGGATTTTTAAACTATGAATATATTCCAAAAATCTTAAAAAATATTAGAAAAAACTGGCCAGATATTCCAATATTTGTCGATACAAAAAAAATAAATGCTGATTGCTTTAAAGATGTTATTTTAAAAGTAAATCATGACGAAATTAAAAAAATGAAATCACAACCTAAAGATTCTGAGATAATTGTCACGCTTGGAAAAAATGGTGCAAAGTGGAAAGGAGAAATATTTTCATCACAGAGCATCGACGTCTATGATGCCTGTGGTGCAGGAGATACATTTATTTCAGGTCTGGCCTACATGTATCTCTCTTCAAGGGGAAACATTAGAGAATCAATCTATTTTGCAAATAGCTGTGCTGCATACTCTGTATCAAAATTTGGAACATACTCACTAAACAAAGAAGATGTAAAAATAATAATGGAAAACTATGCCAAAAAATGAACCAGAAATAAAGTTTGTAGAAAAAGGATGGGGCTGGGAAAGATGGATAGTAAACTCATCTGAATATTGTGGAAAGCTTTTATTTTTTGAAAAAGGAAAGAGATGTTCATGGCACTATCACAAGCTAAAGGATGAAGTATTCTATCTTCAGTCAGGAAAGATGTTGGTCAAATATTCTGATAAAGACGATATTGAAGAATCAAGTGAAGTTACTTTAAATAGCGGTGAAAATTTTCATGTCTATAGGGGATTGAGACATCAGATGATAGCACTTGAAGACTCTGAGCTATTTGAATTCTCAACTCAGCACTTTGATAGCGATAGCCATAGAATTACAAAGGGTGATTAATGAAAGAAGTAATAGATAGGTCGTGGATTGAAACGGCAAATACACACAGTAAAGATATTGATAAATTTCAAAACTGGTTTGATGATTGTAAATCAGTAGAGCACGGATATTCAAAGGGATACATTGATTTTTTTGGAAAGATTTTAACCCCCGATATATATATTGCACTTGGTGACCCAAGAGACAAGGTGTCACTAGAGATCGGCTATGGAGGCGGGAGATTGCTGTCTGCAGCATCCAGAGTATTTAAGAAATCTCTAGGTGTAGACATAATAGATGGATCTGCAAGAGATACAACAGCATCGATATTGAGGTCAAAGGGAATTGAAAATTTTTCTTTATTCAATTATAAAAATATCGAAGAAATCCCAGAAAACTCTGTAGACTTTGTCTATAGCTTTATTGTATTCCAGCACTTTTCTTCAATTCAGTACTTCTACGACTATATTGAGTTTATAAGTAAGCGACTTAAGCCGGATGGTGTTGGAGTCATATACCTTGGTCTTCACAGATTTCAAGACTTTAAGGATTTAGACTATATAGAAAAGTCACAGCTAGGCACAGATTTTTTTAATGAAAGAGATAGTACACTATTTTTTAAACCTGAGTTTGCAATTGACTATATGTCAAAATATTTTGAAGTCGTTGATGCTAGTATTGGAAGTAAGCAGCTATGGATAGCACCCGCACCAGATACAATGTCTGGTCAGTTTTGTGTAAGATTTAAAAATAAAGATAAAAATAAAATGATCAATATTGTTGATGCCACGGAAGTATGAGAATGAAAACACTAGGAATAAAAGAAAAATTACAAGATATAGACTTCTCTTTAGAGTCAATTTCTCTTGGAGATTTTGATGCAATTGGAGAGTACACAGCAAAGAAAAATAGATCTCAAAATAGTGATCTATACAGATCTGTTGGATGCTTTTTCAGGCCGAATTATGAGAGAGGGATACTAATCTACGCACTAATAACAAAGTTTAAAATTACATCTTTTTTAGAGGTCGGATTTGGTAGAGGGTATTCAACATTTTGTGCTGCAAAGGCAATGACAGATCTCGGGCTTAATGGAAAGATTATGACAATAGATCCAAACTTTAATGAAGAATTTTTAAATAATCTAACAAATGTCTTCCCATCAGAGTGGTTTGAAAAAATTAAATTTATGAGAGGAAAGTCAGAGGATGCACTAGAGAAAATTAATGAAAAATTTGATATGGTGTATATAGACGGCGACCACACGTATGATGCAGTTAAGAAAGACTGGGAGCTAACAAAAGACAAATATAATAAATTTTTATTATTTGACGACTATCATATGGAGTCAAAAGAAAAGAGCCCAGGAGTTCAGTGTGCAACGCTTATAGATGAAATTGAAGATGAAACAAAAGAGCTTATAATCATGGATAGAAGGATATTTGTTGACGATAGGGGCTATACTGATAGTCAAATAGATTATGGACAAGTTCTCTTGAGAAATAAAGATTTTAATGTTGAAGATTACATTCTAACCTGGTAAATTTATGAAGGTTCTTGTTAATAGAAAGCCTATTGATGGACCGTGGGGAGGTGGAAATCTTCTTGTAAGCGCTCTCTGTAAGGGTCTAAGAGATTTCGGAATAGAAGTCGTTTATGAATTCCAGCCAGGAATTGATGTCATCTTTATGCAAGACCCTAGGCCTGGAAATACAGGAATATCAATAAATCATATAGCCTCTTGGAAGATTCAAAATCCAAATGTTAAAGTTATACATAGGGTTAATGAGTGTGATGCAAGAAAAGGAACAACAGGATTTGATTCTTTTCTTAGTGAATGTAGCAGATATACAGACTATACAGTATTTGTATCGAACTGGATGAGAGACTATCATCTTTCAAAAGGCTGGAACTGTAAAGACACTGGTGTCATATACAACGGAGTAGATTTAGATCATTTTAAAAAAAGAGAAAAGCTTAATAATGGAAAGGTAAATATTGTTACACACCACTGGTCAAACAATAGAATGAAAGGATTTGACATCTATGAAGCTATAGATAGATTTGTTAAAGATTCTGATTTTACTTTTACTTATATTGGAAGAGAGCTAGGAACTTTTAATAATACTTCTATTATTTCTCCATTATTTGGCCAGGCTCTCGGCGATGAGCTTTCAAAATACGATGTATATATAAGCGGATCTCTATACGATCCTGGGCCAAATCACATCTTAGAGAGTATAGCATGTCAAATACCAACATATGTTACAAAAGACGGAGGAGGGGCAGTTGAATTTGCAGGACAAGATCATGCGTTTGAAGACATTGATCAGCTACTTAGAATTATCAGATCCAGGAGTTATGTCAATAATAGCTTATCGATTAATTCTTGGGGACAGTGCACCGATCAGTATTTAGATATTATGAGATCACTATGAAGTTTATATCACATAGGGGAAATCTTAACGGGCTATCAGAATCAAATGCTGCAAGAGAAAATTCACCTGATTATATTGACGAGGCAATTAATCAAGGATTTGAAGTAGAAACAGACATAAGGCTAACAACGGGATATGTCCCGCCTGGAGACTTTTATCTAGGGCATGATTATCCACAATATCAAGTTAACCTAGACTGGCTTATTGAAAGAAAGGATGTGCTATGGCTTCATGCTAAAAACTTAGAAGCTCTAAAGTGGCTTCTAGGCTCACGCATAGGCTGGAATGTATTCTGGCATCAGGAAGATAGCTACACTATCACAAGTAAAGGGTATATTTGGACGTATCCTGGAAGTCGTCTATGCTATGGTGCCATAGCTGTAATGCCTGAAAATGTAGACTATCCAAAGAGATTAATTAAGAAATGTGGAGGAATCTGTAGTGATAATATACTTCACTACAGAGGTGAATATTGTGAAAATACCTGATAGATTTAATGAAATTTGCAATAATAAAAAGTTTATATACTTTATTCATGTTCCAAGTACGGGCGGAATATATCTTAAGAAGACAGTATTTCTAAATGAGCCTAGATTTACATGGTATGGAAAAAGCTTCTATGGAAAATATGACCATCACCCATGCGGACTAACGAGACCAGTGGTGTATCAAGGGTCTAGAAACCATTCAAAAACGTATAAGTTTGATCCATTTTTTTTAGACATTGATTCACTTGTTATCTCTACGGTTAGAAATCCATTTGATCAATATGTTAGCTCATACCTGCTAACAAAGAAAGATGATAGTAGCTTATCTTTTGATGACTTTATTGATACTACATGCTCAAGTAATTTTTCACCAACAATAGATTTTGGAGAATCTTTTTATCTATCTAGAGATCTATTGTTCTATCAGATGTTTGACGATGATGGAAGCTGTCATTGTGACCTTATCTTAAGAAGAGAAAGCCTCAATGAAGGATTAGAGATAATTTTAAATAAACTAGGAATAGATGCAAAACTATCAGGTAATTCTGACACACCTCCAGGAAAATGGGGAGACATAAGAAAGAAGCAAGGATTTTCAAAAAAGAGAGATTATAGGCTTTTTTATAGCGACAGGACTAGAGAAATTGTTGAAAAAAGAAGAGAAAAAGAGTTAAAATTATTTGGATATAATTTTGACGGAACCGACGATAGAGTCATTATATCTCCAGATAATATATCATATAAACTTCCAAAAGATGAAAGATAGGATTATCTGATAATGAAAATTAAAACTATACTATTTGATCTTGACGGTGTCCTTGTAGACGCATGCGATTGGCACTATGAATCATTAAACAGGGCTCTTTTTGACGTGTGTGGCATTAAAATAGAATATGAAGATCACATGTTAAAATTTAACGGTCTTCCAACTATAGAAAAATTAAAAATATTAAATAAGCTAGGAAAGATTTCTAAGTCTCAATTTGACAAGATATGGTCACTTAAGCAAAGATATACAGTTGAAGTAATTAGTGATTTAGCAAAAAAAGACCATCAGAAAATAGAACTGTACAGACAGCTAGAAAAAGAAAATATTATATCTGCATGTGTAACAAATAGCATAAGAGAGACTGCTGAAATGATGCTATCAAAAACAGGCCAGATAGAGTTTCTTAAGTTTATAATAACAAACGAAGATGTTATAAACAGCAAGCCTCACTCAGAACCCTACATTCGTGCAATGATATCTCTTGGATCTATGCCAGAAGAAACACTAATTGTAGAAGATTCAGACAAGGGGTTTCAGTCTGCCAATGGGACAGGTGCAAAAGTTTTAAGAGTTTCAAATTCTTCTGATGTTACTTGGAAAAAAATCAATGATATAATATCTCACAAATAAAGGGCACTACTTATGAATATTTTAATACCGATGGCAGGAGAGGGAAGCAGATTTAAGTCTGCCGGATATACATTTCCTAAACCCCTTATTGAGGTCAATGGAAAGCCAATGATACAGTGTGTTGTAGAGAATTTAGATTTTGATGCAAACTATATCTTTCTTGTCAGGGCAGAACACCTTGACAAATATAATATAAAATCAGTATTAAAGTTTGTTACAAATGGAAGGTGTAAGATAGTTCCAGTTAAAAGTTTAACAGAGGGTGCTGCCTGCACTGCTCTACTTGCCAGAGAGTTTATCGATAATGAAGAAGAGCTTCTTATAGCAAATTCTGATCAAATTATTCAATATTCTAAAGAAAATTTCAATATAGTTAGAAGATTTACAAAGTTTGATTCATCTGTATTTACCTTTAGAGCAGTTCACCCAAAGTGGAGTTTTGTAAAAGTTAATTCACGAGGCGTTGTAACAGAAGTTGCAGAAAAAAATCCAATATCAGATATAGCAACATGTGGAATATACTACTATAGAAAGGGAAGTGATTTTGTAAAGTATGCAGACAAGATGATAGATGAAGATGTTAGAGTTAATAATGAGTTCTATATCTGTCCAGTATATAATCAGCTTATTTCAGATGAAAAAACTCTTATTCCATTCTTTGTCGATAGGATGCATGGGCTAGGCACGCCTGAAGATCTTGAAAAATATTTAAGCTTAAAGAGAATTTCTTCAAACTATTAGAATTGTGATATTAATACCGGGAAATAGTGGCTGTGAAATAGAGATAGTTTCATCTGATAAGAGGTCAATTGTAAGAAAGACTACAAGAGACAAAGAGTACATTAGAAGACTTAGGGCACAATTTTTAAAGCAAATTTCATTTAGTGGATTTCTAAGTAAATTTAAAAACATAGACACACCTCAGATATTTCACTCATCACTTAGTGACAATCAAGAGTTTTCTTTTTCAATGGAGTATAAAAATTTTTTAGACTGCATAGGGTTTTTTTCTTTTGCAAAAAAAGATGATATTGACTTATTTTTTAATTTAATTCTATCGTTTATTAAATCGGAAGTTGATTTTTGCAAAAATAAAAAGAACTGTATGAAAGAATTTATTGCAAAGTATAATTCTACAATTTCTAAAATTAACAAGGCTAAAGATATACCAGATAGTCTTTTTTCCAAGATTAATGATAAGATCTATGAATCTAATCACATGTTAATTCCAGTTGGAATATGTCACGGTGATCTTACTATGTCAAATATTCTTGTCAGCAGGGATTTTAAAAATCTATCGTTTATTGACTTTTTAGATAATTTTGTTGAGACTCCGTTACAAGATATGGTAAAAATTAGACAAGATACAAGATTTCTCTGGACATCTCACCTATACTCGAAGTGCTTTGACGATGTTAGAAATAGAATTATTATGGAATATCTTGACAATCTTTTTCATAATTCTTTTTTAGAATATGAGTTCTATAGGGACAACTATGAAAGATTTCAAATTTTAAACATCCTTAGAATTTTTAGATATACTTCTTCTAAAGAAACTAAAAGGTATTTGACAGCATGCCTAGAAAGCATGTGTGATTAATAGCCTTGTTAATCATTCACTAGTAAGTAATAAATGTCATTAAAAAATTTGATAATACCAGCTGCAGGTAAATCATCAAGATTTCCAGGAATTAAGCCAAAATGGCTCCTTACACATCCAGAGGGAGGAATTATGGTTACAAAGTCTTTAGAAAATATAGATCTAAAGACTGCTGATAGGATATATCTTGGAATTCTTAGAGATCATTTGGATAAATTTTGCTCAATAGACGGAATTAAGTCTGCATTTAAGAAAATAGGCATCACAGATAATTTGGATATTGTTATCCTAGAGGGCTCAACAAATAGCCAGCCAGAGACAGTATATGAAATTATAAAAGCTAGAAAGATATCTGGTGAGATTTTTATAAAAGATGTTGACAGCTATTTTGAATGCAATATTCCATGGGGAAACTCTGTTGCAACGTATGATTTAAACAATATGAATCTTGCACATGCTAAAAATAAAAGCTATGTTACAGTTGGAGATAATAATCTAATAAACAATATTGTTGAAAAGCAAGTCATAAGCTCAAAATTTTGTGTAGGAGGTTATGGATTTAAATCTGTAGAAAAATATATTGAATATTATAATTCATTTGATTCAAGTAGTGAGTTTTATATATCTCACATTATCTTTAAGATGATTTTTTCTGGTATTGCGTTTTCTTCATTTGATGTTCATAATTTTATAGATTGGGGAACTTTGCATGAGTGGAACAGATTTAAATCAACATATCTAACACTATTTGTAGATATCGATGGAACTCTTGTTGAAAACTGCTCTGAGTTCTTTTCTCCAAAGTGGGGAGAATCCGGACCACTTCAGGAGAATATTGATAAAATAAATAATTTATTTGATTCAGGAAGATCAAAGGTAATACTAACAACATCGAGAAAGACAGAGTCAGACCAAGAGACTCGACAGCAACTTGATAAACTTGGTGTAAAGTATCATCAAATAATCTATGATCTCTATCATGCAAAAAGAGTTATCATTAATGACTATGCTGAAAGCAATCCATATAAAAGCTGTGATGCAATAAACATAAGAAGAAACTCTTCAGATCTTAAGTTTATGATAAGAGACATTAAGGAATAATAAAAATGACCAATAACCTAGAACCAATAGAGTATGCGTATTTAGAAACGACAAATCATTGCAATCTTAGATGCTCTTTTTGCAATAGAGAGGATGTGATAGGACCCTTGAAGCATATGCCTATTGAAAAGTGGGAAACACTTTTATCAAAAATATCTCACTACCCAATCAAAGAGGCAAAGCTAATGGGTATGGGTGAACCTATGCTTCATCCAAAATTTGATGAAATTACGAAGATGTTTAAAGAAACATTTCCAGATTCTTTTGTCATTGTTGCAACAAACTGTCAATATACAATAAATCAAGGCTCTAAGATGAGAGCAAGGTTTGAAAATTGTCTAAAGTATCTTGACATGATATATCTCTCAATTGATGGATTTGAAGAAAATTATGAAAGAGACAGATCACCTGCCAAGTGGTCTAGATTGATAAAGTTTTTAGATGAATTTAAAACTATAGACAGGTCTAATTGCAATGTTGTCGTTAACTATGTTGTAAATAAATACAATGTCTATGATATACCAAAGATTGAAAAATTAGTTGAAAAATATGATCTAGGAGAGCTAAGAATAAACATTGCACAAATATGGGATCCATCTACAAAAATTGAAGATGATGATAGGACATGGGGGTATGGTAGAGACCAGCTAGACTATTTAAAGAAAAACTATTTAAGCAATATAAAAGGTAGAGCTTCGTGGACTTGGAGTGATTGTTTCTGGGTTAAGAAAGGTCTATATGTCACAGTTGAGGGAAATGTTAAAGTATGCTGTATGAATACAGCTGCAGACTCTATTGGAAATATCTTTATACAGGATTTAGAAAAAATTAGACAATCACAAGCTTATCAGAAAATAAGCACAGGTTGCTCAACCAACAAGCCAAGTGAACATTGTAAAAATTGCTCTTACAGTGAGCTATCACCCCTTTTACAAGAGCTGGGTATCAAAAATTGATAAAATATAATAAATGGCTTGACAATGTAGAAAGAAGAGAGTCGTTTAGAGGTGAAAGATCAGACTACATTAGGCATGATATGTCTGAGAGGATATTTTCATTTGATTGTGGGTTTTTTAATGAAATGATGTCAACTATTGACCAGACATCTATAATCACATATCCATCAAGATATGAATATCAAACACTTAAAAAAAGAATAGCTGTTGAAAACAATGTTTCAGACAGTCAAGTAATGATAACACCAGGGTCAGACTCCTCTTTGAGGATAATATTTGAAGCGATTTGCTCAAAGGGAAAAAGTGTTATTACGACAGATCCTTGCTTTCCAATGTACGATGTGTATGCTTCAATTAATGGATCCACTTTAGATAAGGTTCAATATGACAATAGTTTAAACTTTAATTTATCTTCAATTATCCCAATGATAAAGCCAAAAACAAGAATGGTTGTAATCTCAAATCCATGTAGTCCAATTGGAGATTATAGGACAATTGATGAGATAAGTGAGCTATGCAAGATACTTTCAAAAAAAGGAATAGTTCTTGTAGTGGATGAGGCATATTATGAATTCTCTCCAGGAACAGCAGTATCTCTAGTAAATAAGTTTGACAATATTGTAATCACGAGAACAATGTCAAAAGCATGCGGTCTTGCAGGATTGAGAATAGGATATCTAATAGCGTCTAATGAGCTATTTAGAATATTAGATAAGCTTAGACTTGCATTTCCAATTACTTCTATTTCAACAAGATTTGCAATTAAAATGTTCGAAAATATGCATATTGTTAGAAAATATTCAAGTGAAACAATTGATAATAGAAACTATCTATACTTTTCATTAAATGGAAAAGGATTTGATGTAATTAATACACACTCAAATTGGATTCATGTCAATACAAAAGAAAATAACAAAGAGCTCGAACGTCTATTCAGCGTAAATGGAATATCAACAAAATTCGGAACAAGAATCCCATTTGATAATAGAGATAATTGGTTAAGGTTGACTGTTGGACCGAAAATGATAAATAGAAAAATTATTAAAGACATGATACAGCTTGGAAAAAAAATTAAAACTATTTGATTGAAAATGTAAATTTTTAAGATATAGTGTTAAAATCATTAATAGAATTTTCTTTTGATATATTGCTACAGTATCTATAGATTTAGCAGGGAGAAAAATGAAAAAAGCAATTGCAATTCTTAATAGAAATATGCCAGAACTTACAGATGATCTTGTTGAATCTTTAAGCAGCATTGATGCTGACATATTTGTCCTGGAAAACGGATCAGAAAAAGAAAAATATTCTAAATATGCAAATCTATTTGAAACTGAATCAAAGGGTCTTGCATATGGCGTCAATAGGCTTTTTAATCATTGCATGGACTTAGGCTACGACTATGTCTGGATGAACTATAATGATGCAAGAGCCGAAGATCCCTCTGGATTTTTTAACTGGTCTATTGAACAAATGGAAAAAGACAATAGAATCGGTGTGTCTGTAATTCACTGGGGAAGCATGTGGGATATAAACGGAAGAAAGTGTCCCACAGGCTGGTGGGACTCTGGGGCAGAGGATATGAAGAGAAGCCTTGTAAGCTTTTTTGATGATTTAAGCTTTGTTGTATCCAGAAGAGCACTGGATACAATCTATAAATCTGATCCAAGGCTTACTCCTTTCTTTGACACAAGTAACTATACAAATCACTACAGCGTTCTAGCACCCTCTCTAGCGCTATACTCTTCAGAGATGTTTATGATAACAAATCCAAAATTTTCCGGTATTGAAATTAGAGATCCGGCAGAGTCAAACTCTGAACTAGCAAGAGGGTTTGATGATTCATACTGGAAACATACAAAGGGTCCAGAAGATATGAAGGCCTGGATGAATAAATTCTTTCCAGAGATGTCAGATATGAAAATATCGACAAAAGAAAAGAGAAACATTGTTATTAGAAAAATTTGTGAAATATACCATGGGATAAATAGATAATGAATCAAAGACCTAAGACGATTATATGTGATATTGACGGGACACTGATAGTTCACGATGGAGGTCCTCGCAACCAGTTTACCAAGGATGCCATTATTCTTAATGGTGTTATAGATAAGTTTGAAGAGTGGGACTTAAAGGGGTATAGAATTATACTTCTTACAGGTAGAAAAGAGTCAATGAGAAAGAGAACAGAAGAACAGCTTCACTCATGTGGAATATTCTATGATAAGCTTATAATGGGCGTAGGTGGCGGCCAAAGAGTTCTAATAAATGACTTAAAGCCAAATCCAGAAGATCCGAATAATCCAACAGCAATTGCAATTAATGTAAATAGAAATGAGGGAATCAGTAGTATTGAGCTATAGCATATGACAAAGATGAAAAATAAAAACATATCTTTGATTTTTTTTAGATTTAAGTGCTGCTATGCTTAAATTCAAAGTCCTCATTACGACTAGTGGCATAGGAAACAGGCTGGGAGGTCTTACAGAGTTTACAAATAATTCTCTTATTAGAATAGGTGACAAGCCTGCTATATCTAGAATAATAGAATCTTACCCAATGGGCACAGAGTACATTATTACACTTGGTCATTTTGGAGATCATGTAAGACAGTATCTACAAATTGCACATACAGATAGAGACTTTATATTTGTTGAAGTTGATAAGTTTTCTGGAGAGGGATCAAGTCAGCTATATTCAATGAGGTGTGCAAAAGAACATCTTCAGTCACCTTTTATCTTTCATGCAGGAGATACAATAACTACTGATAAGATTATATATCCCAGTGAAAATTGGGTTGCTGCTTCAAAAGTTGAAAACGGTGACCAGTATAGAACGTTAAAATTAAATTCAAATCTTTCTTTTGAAGGGTTTAATAAAAAAGGAGAGATTTCTTTTGAATATGCATATCCAGGCCTCTGTGGTGTAAATAGCTATAAAGAGTTTTGGAAATCTCTTGACACTGTTCTAAAAAAAGAAGAAAATCAAAGCATCTCTGATTGTGATGTAATTAATGAAATGATCTCTAATCTAAGAGATGACAAGGCGAATAAGTTTAAAATAGTTGTACTAGATCGATGGCATGATATCGGAAATTCATCAGAGCTTGAAAAGACTAGAAAGTTTTTTAAACCTGTCAACAACGTCTTGGATAAGTCAAATGAAAGCATCTATTTTGTTAACAATAACGTAGTTAAGTTCTTTTCAAACAAAGAAATGAATATAAACAGAGTAAAAAGAGCAAAAGTCTTGTCCGGCCTTGTTCCAGAAATTTTAACATATACAGATAATTTTTTTAAATATAGTCTCATAGACGGCACATTGTTTTCAAAATCTGTTACACCAAGAAAGATGGAAAAATTTCTTTATTGGGCAAATGAAAAAATGTGGTCTAAGACTTCGAACGCTGATATTCATGATAGCTGTTTTTCTTTTTATTTTGAAAAAACACGCATGCGGATTGAGAAAAATTTGATAAATGAATCTGATATTGCATCTCGCATTAATGATGAGCTTATTCCTCCTGTTTTTGAAATGATTAATAAAATTGATAAGAATCTATTGTGTGACGGAATACCTGCTCTAATGCATGGTGATCTAACATTAGACAATATTATTGAAACAGAGTCCGGATTTAGCTTAATAGACTGGCGTCAAGACTTTGCAAACAATATTGACATTGGTGACGTCTACTATGATTTAGCAAAAATTAATCACAGCCTAATCTTTAATCACGACCTTATCAATAGGCAGCAATATAAAATTAAGTTTAAAGAAGACAATATTGAATGTGATATTTTATGTAGTAAGAATCTTTTAGACTGTAAAGATGTTTTTAATAAATTTTTAATTTATAATAATTTTAATTTAAAAAAGGTTGAAATTTTAACTTCTCTAGTGTGGATAAACATGTCACCACTTCATGAGCATCCGCTTGATAAGTTTTTATTTAATTTTGGAAAATATAACCTATTTCTTAATTTAAGGAATGAAGGAAAGATATAATGAAAATTGCTGTCTGCATCTCAGGCCATCTTAGACAGTTCGAAGAGGGGTATGAAAATTTTTATAAAAATATAATTTCTCCTAATGCTGAGCATGAGTTTGATTTTTTTATTGACACATGGGACAATCAGGACTGGAGAACAGTTAAAATGTTTGAATCTACAAGGAGCATTATTGATAAAGTTATTTCAATATACTCTCCAGTTTCAATAAATGTTGAGAAAGAAATAGAGTGGGATACCTCAGAATATATGAAATTTGTAGCAAATCCAAGATGGGTAAAAAAAGGATTTGGAGGTGTAAGGAGCAAGGGTCAACATATACTTGCAATGTACTATAAGATTAAAAAATGCAATGATCAAAAATTAAAATATGAAAGTCAAAATAATTTTGTATATGATTCTGTCATAAGGCACAGGACAGATCTTGGATTTAATTCTCCAATTAACATTGGAGAAGATATAGTCGATATTGATAAAACAATATATGTTCCAAATTGTGACGATGAAGCTAGAAATGGTGGAATACCAATAAGAGATGTTTTCGCCATATCAAGCTCAAAAAATATTGATTACTATTCATCTATTTTTGATAATATGGATCTAATTGTTAAAGAAAGCAAGGTATTTCGACCAGAACCTATATTGGATTTTCACCTTAGAAAAAATAAAGATGTGGCAGTAGAAGAGATTAAAAACGAATGGTTTCTAATAAGAGAATAAAAATGAAAAAAATTGGAATTGCATTATCTGTATATAATAAAATTGATGAACTAAATACAAATATAAATATCATTAGAAGTCACTGGAAAGATGAAAATGATTCATTTATAAGTGTATGTTGTAATGACCCATCAAGCTTTGAAAGAGTCAAAAGTCTAGATATTGATAAATTTACAGCTGGAGATCACAGTATTCAAAATACACCAAAGCCGTATAGAAGATTAAGAATATTTGACTGTATAATGACGTCAATACTAAACTGCTCATCTGAGTTTATTGTTCACTATCACTCAGATGCATACGCTACAAAGGTTGAACCTATTTTAGAAATAATAGACTTTATGAATAAAAATAATATTCACGTCGCATTTAGAGGAAGAGGCCTTGAGTACAGGACAGAAAAGTGCATACACGGCGACGTTGATGATCATTTTATAATATTCAGAAAAAGCGAGATCGATAAGCGAAATATATTTAATATAGACAATATTGTTGACTATTTTAAGGTTGGAAACCCTGAGTCTCTTCTTTCATTCATTATTCAAAGTAACTTTAAAGAGAATGAAATTTATTTTTATGATGATATGAGATACAATAAAGTTAATCATGAAAGCTTGCCAAGTGATGAATTCTATCAGGATAATATCATGCACAGAGCCATGAATCCATATAATCTCGATCTAGCTAGAGGGTTTTATCATATAGGTGATAGCTCTTTGGTTCAAGACATTTTAACTAATGCAGATATTCCTGACAACATAATCTGCAAGCAAGCAAAAGATATAAAACAACAGCATGTAGAGGACTGGCTAAATGAATAAATTTATAGTCACAACAACAATAAATGATGTCACACCTGCTCTTTCTAAGTTTGATGAAATGGATGGGTGGAATCTAATAGTCATAGGTGATAAAAAAACGCCAGATATAAAACTAAAAAATGGTGAATTCTATCCAGCAAGCGTTCAAAAAGATTTAGGATTTAAATCAGTAGGACATATTCCGTGGAACCTAATCCAAAGAAGAAATATTGGATATCTCTTAGCACTAAGAAATGGTGCAGACGTCATAGCAACAATTGATGATGATAATATTCCATATGACTGCTGGGGACAAAATCTCTCATTGGGAAAATCAGTTGTTCAGCGAGTAATTTCAGATGATCTTGTATGTGATTCACTATTTGAGCACAGTGAGGCAACATCTAGCAAGCTTTGGCACAGAGGCTTTCCCGTACAACTTCTAGAAGAAAGAAATAAACGAAGAGAAAAAGTTGAATCTGTTACTGTAGAAGTTGAAGCAGGTCTTTGGGATGGTGATCCAGATGTTGATGCAGTATGCAGGATAGCAGGTGGACCATTTGATCTTAAGTTTTCCAATAAAAATTTTGCAATAGATAATTGCACATTTTCACCCTACAATACTCAAAATACATTTTTTACTAGAAGAATTGCACCTGCAATGTGCCTGGGCTTCGATATAGGGAGGATGGATGATATTTGGGCAAGCTATATGTCACAAAGAGTTATGAGAGAAATTGGAACAAGCGTTCTATTTACAAAGCCTACTGTGTATCAAGATAGAAATATTCATGATCTATCTAAGGATCTAGAGAGAGAGGTTATAGGATATAGAAATACATTATCGTTTCTAAATGCTTTAAATGAGATAGATGTTTTTGGAAATAACACACTTGAGATGTATTCTTGCATAGTTGAAGGTATAAAGGATCTACCTTTTATTAGTAGAGAAATGACTGCATTTCAAAGAGACTGGATTGAGGATATAAGCTCATTATGAATGTTTTAGTTACGGGTGGTGCCGGATTTGTAGGACGCCACATTGTTAAAAAGATGTCTGACATAGGGTACGATATTACCATAGTAGATAATCTAATATCAGAATCTTCACTTCACCCAAGTGAGTGGATGACACACTTAAAGTCTACAAGAAAGATTAAATTTATTCATCAAGATGCTACAAGATTCTTTGAATCATGTACAGAAAGATTTGATATTGTAGTTCATTTAGCAGCAATAGTGGGCGGTAGACTTACAATAGAGTATGCACCGCTTGTTGTTGCAGAAGATCTTGCACTTGATGCAAGAATGTATAACTGGGCTGTTAAGACAAAGCCAAAGAAAATTGTGTTCTTTAGCTCATCAGCTGCGTACCCTACCAAGTATCAAACTAGAAAATATCATAGACAGCTTGTTGAAAGCGATATTGACTTTGACGGTGAGGTGATTGGAAAACCTGATCTTTCTTACGGGTGGGCAAAATTAACAGGAGAGTATCTTGCTAAGCTCGCATATGAGAGAAATGGTTTAAATACAGTTTGTTTTAGACCGTTTTCAGGATATGGTGAGGATCAACACTTAAACTATCCATTTCCTTCAATTTTAAGAAGAGTTGCAAACTATAACGGAAGAGATCCAGTTGATGTCTGGAGTACTGGAGATCAAGTTAGAGATTTTATCTATATTGATGACTGTGTTGATGGAATGCTTAATATAATGAATCAAATAAACAATGGAAGTGCTGTAAATCTCGGATCTGGAAATGCTACAAGCTTTAGAGATTTAATTAAGCTAATGGGTAAACAGCTTCACAATCTAGACGACATTCCTGTAAATCCTCTGCTTGATAAGCCAGAGGGTGTCTACTATAGAGTAAGCAACCCAGACCTTATGCTTTCACACGGATTTAACCCACCAACAACTCTAGAGGAAGGCATCAATAGATGTGCAGATCTTTTAAATCTAGATAGGAGAAAATAGTGACAAATATTGTTACACCAAGGTTTAAAGATGATAAGTACTGGCCCGGATGGAGCAGAGACGGTGCTATTCTTTTAAACATAGGCTGTGGAAATAAGCCGTTTAAGGGCTTTGTTAATGTTGACAATCTTGACATACCTGAAATACAACATCCAATGACAGATGCTAGAGATTTAAGCGCCATTAATGACGAATCTGTTGATTATATTTACGCGTGCCACGTTCTAGAGCATATGCCTAGAGGCGATACACTAGGTGCACTAATAGAGTGGAACAGGGTGCTAAAGACAGGAGGCGTCATAAGAATATCAGTTCCAGATTGGGACTCTACAGTAAAGTATTATCAGCAAACAGGAGATCTTGAAAATCTACTAAACTGGATATACGGAGGAAGAGAAAAAGAAGAGCTGAATGAATTTACCCATAGAAGAATTTTTAATCTTGCCAATCTAAGATCATTGCTATATGAGTCAGGATTTAAGAGAATTGAAAGATATCATCCGTGGGATACATTTCATGGAAATATTGATGACTTTAGCTTTGCATACAGACCTCACATGGATTTTGAAAATGGAATCCCAATGTCTCTAAACGTCCAAGCTGCAAAATAGCGTGAAATAATGTCCAAAATAGTTCAGGTAATGGTGCATTCTGGAAAGATATTATTTACTCCCCTGCCTCAACTTCACATGTCAAACATCCTTATAGATAATGATCTTTGTGATGAAGATAACTTAATTACACTTGAGTATAAGAATAGCGAAGACTTGCACAAGGTGTTTTTTGATATTGTAAGCTATAGCCCTAGTGTCGTTACATTTTCTGTATATCTTTGGAATTTTAAAGTTGTTGAACAGCTAAGCCATTCACTAAAAAGATACTATGGCGATAAATGCTGGATCATATGGGGAGGCCCGCACATATCAGAAGATCCAATCTACTTTACACAAAGATATAGTGAATCAGCAGACTTTTTTGTTTCCTGGTACGGAGAGCGACCAATTCAAAGAATAATGGAGGCAAATAGAGAATTTAATCATAATCTTGAAAAAAGCAAGATGTCACTTGCATCACAGAGAGCCAAGGGAATATACTTCGTAGGTGACTTTATAGATAGCTCAATAGACATGCTTCAGATAGAAGTTGATGAAATATTAAAAGATCAAGAAAAAAGTCACAAGGGTGCATCTAAGGAAAAAGACAGATATAATAAATTTACTGGAAATACATTTGGAATTAGAGCAGGTGACTTTATTCCTTTTTCAAATATACCGCAGGCTTATCAAAAAAATAGAATTCCAAAATCTGTATCAGATGAAATGGGTGAGAGAATTTTTCAGCTAGAGTCATATAGAGGTTGTCCATTTTCTTGTAGCTACTGTCTATGGGGTGTTGCAGATAAAAAAATAGACTATCATTCATCAGATAGAATGATCTATGAGTTTAACAATCTTGTTGAAATTGGTGCACGTCAATTCAACCTAGCTGATGCTGGATTTGGGCTAAAAAAGGTAAGAGACTTAGAGTTTTTAAAAAATGTGCTCGAGATAGGAAAGATTAACGCTGATATAAACTTATCTGGATATTTTTTCTGGCAGACACTAAATGATGACTTTCTTGACGTTTTAGAAGAGCTTGTAGGTAGAAAGATAATGGGCCAGCTTGATGTTGGAATACAGACATTTAATAAAGAAGCTGCAAAAGTTATGTATAGACCGACAAACTACGTAAGATTTGAAGATACTGTACATAGAATTAAAAAGAGAAGAATACCGTTTCAAATGGATTTAATCTTAGGCTTACCTGGCGACGATCTAAACGGTTATTTACATAGTGTTCAAAATGTAATGAAGCTTAGACCAAACAAGTTTCAGACGTTTCCGCTTTCAATACTTCCTGGATCAAATTTTGATAAAAGAAGAGAAGAGCTCGGTATTAAGACCCTAAGAGGGAGTAGGACAATGGATCAAGATACGGTTATTTCGACATCGTCATTTCCTATAGGGGATATGTCTATTGCACTTAATATTGAGAGCTTTTTCTATCTGACATATACACTGAGACTGTTTAATAAGACAGTTTATTTTATTTCAGACTCTACAGGCACATCATTTTATGATGTCACAATGTCTCTAAGAGATTGGTCCAAAAATAATAATAGTATTATTGTCAATTTAGTAGAAAAATATTATAATTTACTTTATGAAGATAGACATGCAGGTAGGACTGCATTGGATAATTTTTTATTTAAAAATTATGATGATATTCATCTAGATATTTTATCATTTATAGAGTTTTATTATAAAGACAGACCGGCAGTATTTGATAAAAAAGCCATGCTAAGCCTATCAATAGCAAAAGAAATGCTTTCATTTGATATGCTAATATTTCCAAAAAAATATGAGACAATTAAGCATTCAAGTTCATTTAAAAGTATTGTTAAAAAATCAGATAATAAGAAATATATTGTAGCAAAATTTAAAAATAGTGAAGTTTTAAAGCTAAATAATGTTTCAGAATGCACATCGAACAATAAAGAGAAATTGGTAAAATTTTCTCATAGGGATTGTAATTTTAGAGAGGGTGGTATATCTACGCAATATAATTTTTGGAAATGGAATGTAGAGCACTTATTAAAAGATGTATCAAGAAAAAAGAGAATTATAAATGAACCAAAGAAAACCATTCGTAACATATTACGTAAACACATTTAATAGAATAAATCTTCTTAAGAATCTTCTTAGAAGCTTTGATGCATGCAACGTATATGACGGTCCATTTGAATGGATAATATCAGACTATGGGTCAAGAGATGGGACTAGAGAATTTTTAGTCGATTATTCCAATAAGGTGAATAATGTAACCATACTTTTGTCAAATGAGAGTGACTATTTTGAATATCTTGATAAGAAGGGTGTAGGGCTTCCTGATAAGAGAAAGAAAATGCACTCAATATTTGGAATGTTTAGAAATCAAATAAGAAAAATATCAAAAGGTGATATATTTGTTGAAATTGCAGACGACCATCAGTTCATAAGAAGGTGTGACTGGATATCTGAAGCTATGTCAATTATGGCGCATAGAGAAGAAAAATATAATATTAAAGATATTTCTAGTATCATATACAGAGGGCTATCACATCAAAGAATTCTTAAAAAGAACAACAAGACAGAAGCAATTGAAATTACAAAAGATGGAGTGGAGTATTTTACAGCAATCTACAAGTGCTATGATGACTATCATATTCAACATCGAGAAATGTATGAAAAAATAGGCCCTTATGCTGAAGTTGACAAGATAAAAGATAGGGAGATACTAGATCACTGGCTATCTGGTGTTAATGGTGTCAATCACTACAGTGACTACTTAGCAAGAACAAAAGAGATGGGTTTAAAAAAGATATTTATGAAATATCCCTGTGCGATAGATTTTCCAAACTATACCCATGATAATCTCAATAAAGAGAGAGATGATCTTATAGTTCCAATATTTGAAAATGATGAAATTAAGTCAATATTTTCAAGTCTGGATAGACCTGTATCTTCTGATGAAATTTTTTCCAACAGGGGTGCTTTATGAAAAATGTTGCATTTCTAGCAAAAGGAAAGACATTTTTTAAGGCAATTGGCCCACTTGTTTATTTTTCAAATAATGCTGGAATAATTCCTCATCTAATTTGCTATAGGGAGAGAAGGGGAAAGTCATATGACAATATAGACAATAATTTAATACAAAATTGTTCCTCAAAATTAGATCACAAGAGAGTAGTATTTGTAGATAGCGACTCTGATCTTGTAAAGTATTTAGAAAATCAAAATATTGAAAACGTAGTATGTCAAGATCCGCAACATCATTTTAGGTTCTTGGATAATAATAAATTTAGAATATTTTCTATTGCAATATTTTCAGATACACTTCACTATGCACTTGGAAATCCATCACTAAATCCGTCAAATACGGGNGATGGATGGCAGCCATATAAGACTTACTTTTCTGACAAGAGCATAGAATCTAAGTTTCATGAAATGTATGAAAATTCTCAAAAAAGACCAGATGCTGAATTTAAGAGATGGAATACTTCTGCATTGGGTTCTCCTTACTTTGATCATCTTTTGTTTTTTGACAATAATGAGTGGTTTGATAAAAGTGTTTTATTTTTAATGCCACCCCAAGATTCAATTTCTGATGAAAACAAACATCAGATTAATTTGCTTATAGAGTATTGTATCAATGAAAATATACGCTTTCTTGCAAAGGGCAGAAAGAAGACGTACTGGAAAGTTCCTACAGTCTTTGTTAAAAAAATACACTTCACAGATGATGAGTCAGGATTTCCATATTCATCAATTCAGCTAATAAGAAGAACATCAGTTCATATTACTGCATATGGAACAAGTGCATTTGAGTCAAATTTTTTAGGAAAGCCTGCAATCAACATCCCAGTCATAAAGTCATCTGTAGGAATAGGAAACTATTATCTCTCTACGTACGGACTAGATAATGTGTTCAATAACGACTTGTGCAAGCCTAGCACTGGAGACCTAATCGAAGATTTTAAATCTGCACTAAAACGGTCTTCTCCTCAAAAGAGAAATATTACATTTGAAGATAATAACAGCTTAGACATATTAAGAGACATCGTTTCTGAAATATCTTGAACAAATCTCGTAAATAAGATATTATTTGATGTAATGTTTAATAAATGTGTTTTAATACTTGCAAGAGGGGGAAGTAAGGGAATCCCTAAAAAGAACCTCTTTAGCCTCAATGGGCGCCCACTGATACAATATGCAATAGATGCAGCGAAGCACTCTTTAATTAAAGATATATTTGTATCATCTGATTCAAGAGAAATATTAGATGTGTCAAAAAGCTTAGGCGCAATGACAGTTGCAAGACCTAAAGAAATATCTCAAGATCTTTCTACAGATTTTGAAGGATTTGATCACTTTTTACAAAGTGTCGATAAACAATATGACTATATTGTCCACATCAGGGCTACATTTCCAATGATAACTAGTGAAATAATAGATTCAGCAATAGATGTATTTGAAAAAAATTATGACAGTGTAGATTCACTAAGATCTGTCATACCTATTTCTCAAAATCCATATAAGATGTGGCATATTTCTGATGACGGTTTTTTAAGCACAGTTATACCAAATAACAATCTTCATAGCTCTCCTAGACAAATTATAAAAAATTCTTTTATTCAAAATGCATGTATCGATATAGTAAAAACATCAACAATAATTGATAAAAAATCTATCATTGGAGATGTGTGTCTTCCACTTGTTATGAATAAAGATTTTGACTTTGACATAGACACACTTGAAGATATTCAAAAGAAGGAAATAATAGATGCTTTACATATTTGAAATGGCAAATAATCACCAGGGTAGCATTGATCATGCATTTAGAATTACTGAAGAGTTTTCTAAAATTTCTAAAAAGCATTCACTAAATGCCGGAGTTAAGCTTCAATTTAGGCAACTAGATACATTTATTCATAGTGATTTTAAAAATTCAGATCTTAAATATGTTAAGAGATTTAATAGCACAAGACTTTCAAAAGAGCAATTTTCTAAAATTGTTAAAAAAATAAAGGATAGCGGCTTGGTTGCAATTGCAACACCTTTTGACAATGAGTCGTTAGAGTGGATTAATGATCTAGATGTTGATATTATTAAAATTGCAAGCTGCTCAATTGATGACTGGCCTCTTTTAAGGAGCGTTTGCAAGATAAACAAGAGAGTTATTATATCTACTGCAGGTGCGTCTTTTGAAACATTAGATAGGGTGTATAATTTATTTAAGAAGAACATGAGAGATTTTTCATTTATGCACTGCGTCGGAGAGTATCCTACCCCGATCGAGGCATCAAATTTAAATAGAATAACACTGTTACGTGAAAGATATGCTGATATAGAGATAGGAATATCTACTCACGAAAGTCCAGATCAAAAATCAATAGTTCCGTACGCTGTATCAATGGGATGTAAGATAATAGAGAAGCATGTTGGTGTAGAAACTGACACAATTTCGTTAAATGCATATTCTTGTAATCCAGCCCAAATGGCTTCTTTAGTCAGCGACGTTAAGCAAATCCAGTCTGCAATGACCGGACTTTCAGAAAGACAGTCAGAGGCACTTGGAAATTTAAAAAGAGGAATATATGCAAAATCTGACATACCCAAGGGAAAAAAGATAACAGCGAAAGATCTATATTATGCAATGCCCATCCAGCCAGGACAGGCATCTGTTGCGAATATAGACCAAGTCTTAGATCAAAGACTAGATAGGGATATTCTCAAAAGCCGTCCAGTATCTTTAGATGCATGCATATCAGAAAAATCTCTTGATACCATGAATGACATTAAGGAGAGATCAGTATCTCTTTTAAATAGAGCAGGAATATACATTAGAGATGACGAAGAGCTTGAAATATCAGCTCACATGGGACTTGATAAGTTTTATGAAACTGGTGCACTTATTATCAACAAGATCAATAGAGAGTACTGTAAAAAGCTTATATTGATGCAACCTGGCCAGAATCACCCAAGTCACCACCATATAAAAAAAGAAGAGGCATTTGAGCTATTATATGGTGATTGCTGCTTAGTTCTTAATGAAAAGAAAGTCAATCTAGAGCACGGAAGGCCTGTTATCATACCAAGAGGTGTAAATCACTCATTTTCTTCTATCCAGGGATGTGTCATAGAGGAGGTTTCAACAACTCACCACCAGGGAGATTCTGTATACGACGACCCTGATATTTTTAAGCTTTCAACAAGCGAAAGAAAGTTCTATATTCGGTAGCATAAAAATGATTAATACAATAGGAATAGTTGGACAGGGATTTGTCGGAGGTGCATTAAACTCTGGAATGAGTCACGCGTTTAATGTTGAGACATATGACAAGTTTATTGATGAGAAATCTACATGCGATTCATTATCATTACTTGTAAGTAAAGCTGACGTCATATTTGTCTGCCTCCCTACACCTATGAGAAAAGATGGATCTTGTGACCTTAGGATTGTTAAAGATACAATTTTAGAAATAGATAGAATTTGTGAAAAAAATGAGTATATTGGAAAAATAGCAGTAATTAAATCAACTATTCCACCTGGAACAACAGCTAAGCTAAATAACCTTGTCGGATATATTCAGGTTGTTTTTAATCCAGAATTTTTAACTGAAGCAAATGCAGTAGAAGATTTTAAAAATCAAACAAGAATTGTTGTCGGAGGCCCAAGGCCAGGATCATCAGTTGTTAAGAATGTCTTTAGAAAGGCATTTAAGCAAACACCGATTATTAAGACAGGCTCAAATACTGCAGAAATGGTAAAGTACTTTACGAATTGCTTTCTATCTACAAAGGTAAGCTTTTGCAATGAGATAAAGCAGGTTTGTGATCAAATTGATATAGACTACGACAAAGTTGTTGAATATGCACTTTATGACAGTAGGCTTGGAAAATCACACTGGTCTGCACCAGGCCCTGATGGAAGCTTAGGGTTTGGGGGTCATTGCTTTCCAAAGGACTTAAATGCACTTATGTATGTTGCAAGGTCACTAGGAATTGATCCAAAAGTGATGACAGCTGTATGGGAAAAAAATTTAGAAGTTAGAACAGGTGTCAATAGAGATTGGGAGCTGATGGAGGGTCGTGCCATAAGTGAAGACTAGATTTCGTGTAAAGCTCTAAAATCTTATGTATAATAATACTATGACTGAAAATAATTTTCCAACAGGTAAGCCGCATATTTCATTTTCTGAAGTTAAGATATGGAAAGAGTGTTCATGGCGACACAAGCTCATGTATGTCGACAAGGTTGACAAGTTTGAACCATCACCATATCTAGATTTTGGAACAGCAGTTCACGAAGGATGTGAAACACTGCTTGAAACAAGAACAGTTGATAAGAAAAAGCTCTTTAATGATATTACATCAGCATGGGACAAAAATGGATTTGATGATCCGGCGTGGGTTGAAAAGCAACCCGGATGGTACAAGTATCACCCAGTTGAGACTTGGTGCCAATGGGCATCAAATATGTGGGATGAGGTTCCAGAATTTTTAGATAAAACATTTCCTGAATGGGAGCCTGTAAAAGCAGAAGAAATGCTTTATGAAGATATAGATAGAAAGCCTGTAAAGTTTAAGGGATTTATTGATGCAATCATAAAAGTTCCTAAAAAAAGAGGAGACGGCTTTAACTATTGGATATTAGACTGGAAGACCGCTCAATCTTATGGCTGGAGAAGATCAAAAAAGCAAGATATTTTAATGACTGCACAGCTAATTCTATATAAGCACTTTTGGTCTAGAAAGCACTCTATTGAATTGAAAGATGTAAGATGTGGTTTTATACTATTAAAGCGAGGAGGAAAGCCTGGAGCTGTCTGTGAGCTTGTTACAGTATCTGTAGGTCCGAAGACAATGGCTAGAGGTCTAAAGATGATGAATAGCATGATAACATCTGTTCAAAATAAAATGTTTCTAAAGAATAGAGATTCGTGTTCATATTGTCAATTTAAAGACACAGAGCACTGTACATAGTTTTAAGATGGAGAAAATATGAGAAACTGGTATGATGATTTATGTGAATATTATGGGGTCACACCCGAGGAGGCTGAAAAGCTTAGCGTAAGAAGTGACGGAAGAAAGCCAAGCTTTCCAGGAAGTAAAACTTGTGAGCCGGTTTCTGGAAAAAGCTGGCAAGAGCTGTGGGGCCAAGGGCCCCGTGATACATTTCAGGGAATACTTGACTTCTACAAGGATATTGGATCATGGGCCTCATTTAGGCAGTGCTACTATAGAAGAACGCATGGATATTTATTTTCATACTTTTTAAACAATTCAAGAATTACACTTAATGGATGCAAGGTTCTTGAATATGGCTGTGGTGCTGCACCTGTAACAAACTTTATAATTGAAAACTTTCCAGACAGGCTTGATCTATTTGATTTTACACTTGTTGAAGTCCCATGTGAGCATTTTGAATTTGGAAAATGGCGTCTTAAGAAAAAAGCACCTGATGTTGACTTTAAGTTTATAGAGATAACTGATGACGCAAAAGTTCCAGAGTTTAAAGATAAGTTTGACTGTGTTTTTATACTAGATGTGTTTGAGCATCTTCCAAATGCAGAAGATGTCTTAAAAAATCTTCACAACTGCATGAATACAGGTGCTGTTCTTCATGAAAGCTGGATAGACCATGATGACGACGGTGTGGGTGACGCAGATCTTGAGGTTGCAAAACAGCAGCGTCCCACATGTATGAAGTTTTTTGAAGATAATTTTGAATTACTGTCATATACCCAAGATGGTCTTCATAGAACATGGATGAAGAATTAATTACTTTGATAAATTTCATCTAATTTACTTTGTACTATAATTTGTTAATATTTTTCCAGGGATTAATATAGTATGTCAAATAAGAAAAAGATTCTCATTCTTTCTGATCACGCACTTTCTACATCGGGCGTAGGGACACAGACTAGGCATTTAGTAAACGGATTGCAGAGTAGATATCCAGATCAATGGACGTTTAGGCAATTTGGAGCTGCTCTTAAGCATTTAAACTACGAAACTGTTGTAGTCAATGAGGACTTCATCATAAAACCAATTGACGGATTTGGAGATAAAGACCTTATAAGAGTTACGCTAGCTACTGAAAAGCCTGATATACTTTTTATCTTTACAGATCCTAGATTCTTTATATGGCTCTTTGAGATGGAAGATGAAGTTCATCAAATGTGTCCAATTGTATGGTGGCATGTTTGGGACAACTATCCGTATCCAGAGTACAATAGCGTCTTATATGAGTCGACTGATTTAATTAACTGTCACTCACATATGACCTATGAGATGATTAAAGATCATTTTCCTAAAAAGGTTAATTTTATACCTCATGCAGTTCCAAGTGAAATGTTTTTCCCAATCCCAGAGAGTGAAATAGCAATTCATAAAAAAAATATCTTAGGAAAAGAAAGAGTTGATCATTTTGTTGGAATATGGGTAAATAGAAATGCAAAAAGAAAGAGACCTTCTGATGTTCTTCATTCATGGAAGATCTTTTTAGATAACTTAGAAAAAAAGCACGGTCACAGAAACGCTGTGATGATTATGCATACAGATCCGCACGATCAAGAGGGTCCTAACTTATTTCTAGTGTCTGACATTCTTGGAATAACAGATACAGTATTTTTCTCAAGAGATAGAATTGACTTTGATAAGATGAACATCCTTTATAATATATCTGACTTTTGTATCAATATAAGCTATGCAGAGGGCTTTGGTCTTTCGACACTTGAGGCAATGATGTCAGGATGCCCAATTGTAGCACAGAAGACAGGAGGGCTTACAAGACAGGTTGTTGACCATAGAGACGGAACAGAAAACGGTGCAGCACTTCCTGTCGAGATAAAGACACTTGTAGGCTCTCAGCAAGTTCCCTATATCTATGAGGACTATGTTTCATGTGAGACCACTGCTGATGGAATTATGAAAATCTATGATCTATCAGACGAGGAAAGGAAGTCCTTAAGAAACAAAGTCTTAGACTACGCAGGTTCAGAATTTTATCATCAAGATATCGTTGACAAGTGGCACAATACAATGTGTGAAACAATTGCAACATGGAAAGACACATACAAGAGATGGGAAACCATAACAATTTAAGGAAAAAATATCTATGAAAGATGTTATTATCAGAGCGCCTCTGTTATCATATAGCGGATATGGAACTCATTCTAGGCAGATTTTTAAATGGCTTATTTCAAGAAAAGACTTTAATGTAACAGCTCAGATAGTGCCGTGGGGAAATACTAGCTGGATGATAAATCCTGAATTCGAGGACGGAATTGTCGAAGAGGTTATGAAAAGGTCAGAGCCTTCTAAAAAAAGATCAGATATATCATTTCAGGTTCAATTACCTGATGAGTGGGATCCTTCACTAGCAGACTTTAATGTGGGCGTTAGTGCATTTGTTGAGACAGATAAGTGCAATCCAGAGTGGATAGATAGAATCAATCTAATGGATCTTGTAATAGTCCCCTCTGAGCACATAAAGGAGACAATATTGAGATCTGGGACACCTAAGACAGAAATCTGTGTAGTCCCAGAGTCGTATATAGAGTCAATAGATCTAGACCTTGATCCCCTAGAGATTGACATTGATACATCTTTTAATATCTTAATAGTGGGTCAGTTTACAGGAAACATACCTGAAAATGATAGAAAGAATCTATTCAATACAATCAAATGGCTATTTGAGACATTTAAAAATGACAGTGAAGTTGGGATAATATTTAAGACAAATCACGGAAGAGGGACACGAATAGACAGGGAAATAACTAGAAAAAAGATAGCCCAGATAGTTGATGAGATCAGAGATGGTCAGTATCCCAAAGTCCATCTAGTTCATGGAAATTTAACAAATAAAGAAATTTCTAGCTTATACAAGGTTAGATCTGTTAAGTGCCTAGTAAGTCTAACTAGAGGGGAAGGATTTGGTCTGCCCTTACTAGAAGCAGCTGCATCTGGAATACCTGTAATTGCAACAAACTGGTCTGGCCATCTTGATTTTCTAAACATTGGAAAGTTTATTCCAATAGACTATAGGCTCGTAGATATCCCAGATAGTAGAGTTGACAATAGAATATTCTTAAAGGGTTTTAAGTGGGCTGACCCTATTGAAAGCGACTTTAAGAAAAAAATCTCAAAGCTAAGGGTAAAATATCAAAAACCAAAAGAGTGGGCAATATCGCTATCTGAAAATATACCCAAAGAATTTTCTCAAAAATCTATTTGCACAAAATACGATCTAGCAATAGATTCAGCAATGAGAGATAGTTAATTGATAACTACTCTGTCCATATGTCTTTCTTTGTCTATTTTATTTTTAGTGCTATCACTATACTTTAACGTTAAATTTTCACTAATAATACTTAAGACGCAGGAAAGCATAGAAGAGTCTCTTGACATTCTTGATGAAAAGTATCAATCAATGAGTAAAATTCTTGATAAGCCGATATTTTTTGATAGTATTGAAGTTAGACAGGTAATTAATGATATTAAAGGGTCAAGAGATGCTGTCTTATATGTTGCAAATTCTCTCGGATCAATTGATGAAAAAGCGGTAGAAGAGATAAAAATATCCGAGGAATCTTTATAATGAAAAAAGGAAAAAAGAGAGTTACAAGAATAAGGAGGAAAAAAGGCAAAAGAAACATGTATTTTCACTCAGGTACACATGATGCAATTGTAAAGTGGCAATCTTGTGAATCTCTTAGAGAGAAGGAGAAAATATATGTCGTAGACATACTTCCTGCATTTGATAAGCTAGTTGAAAATTTAATATTTATTCATGGGTTTCAATCTTCGCATAGTACATTTGAAGACTTGAAAGATGACTGTGTTGCATTTTTATATGAAACACTTCATAAGTTTGATGCTAGCAGGGGTACAAAGGCTTTTTCATACTTTAATGTGGTGGCAAAAAATTGGCTTATAATTAAAAGTAAGCAGAGGGCTAAGCAAAATAAACGTCACATAAGCATAGATAGTCCGCTTACTATAAGCAAAAAAGACATGGCTCAAATAGAGACTTATAAGATAGTTCCTTCTCAAGACATGAACATGATAAAAAAAGAATCTATTGATAATATGTTTAAGCTCATGAATGAAATTAAGGGAAAAGTAACAGGGGAAAATGAAATCTCCTGTATTAATGCAATTATATCTCTTTTTGAAAGAATAGATGATCTTGATCTTTTAAATAAACGTGCAATTTTTGTTTATTTAAGAGATATATCAAACTTAAATCCAAAACAGCTATCAATAGCTATGTCTTCGATAAGAAAGCACTATAAGCTTCTTGTTAAGCAGGATGAATTTGATATATTTTTCTAAAGGAGAGAGAAATGTCTAAAAAGGTTAATGATCTTCAAAAAAAAATAGATAAAAAAAATAAAAAAATAGAGGGGTTTGGTGATCTTCTAGATGCAATAGAGAGCGTAGAGGACAAAAGAAAGCATCTATGGAAGGAAATTTATGAAAATGCACTAAATGATAGAGAAAATGCTGCAATTTTATTTATGGATCTCATGACACAGTCACAGGGAAACTCAACAAATCACACAACATTTGGACCAATTATGGCAAAGTATCTTGAAAGAATGTCAAAATCAAATGATCAGATACTTAGGCTTGCAGAAATAATTGACAAAGCAGAGACTAAGAATAATATAATTAATCCTGACGATATTTTTAATGAAATCGGTGGATAAAAATGGCTTTTGACCCAATAGTTGGAAAGAGTAGAAGAGCAAAACCAAGGGGAGAAAGAGTATTTTATACTGCAGTTGTATGTGACTTCTATTCAAATCCAAGGGGCCTTTCTGACGTAGAAAGGGCAGATCTTCAGCAGAACTGTATAAATCCAAGATACATTGATAGAATGCCAAGAAATAGCATTTCTGCCTATATTGTTTCTGATAGAAAGGGCAAAAGCAGGCAAAAGATAATTCTATATCCTTTTTTCTCACCGCACATATCTCTTCCAGTAAAGCCTGGAGAGCAAGTGTGGTTTATTTTTGAGAAAACTGGAAACTCTGAAACACTCGGCTACTGGATAAGTAGAAAGACAGTTGACTATGATGTAGATGATATAAACTATACACACGCTGATAGAATGACTCAGCGTGGCCTACTTAAAAGATCTGCAACTGACGAGACAAAATCTGGTGGCCCTGTGCTTATTCCAAACTTTCCAACAGGCGCAACTACAAGAAAATCAGGAAGAACTCTGCATTCTGCAGCTGCTTATGAGGAAATTATTAGAAATGCATCCTCATTTAAGGAACCAGTTTCTGGTCAATCTGAGCCTGCTTTTAGTAATCAGTTTATAGGTGAGCCTGTCCCTAGATTTTCAAAATCTGTTGGCGATGTTGTCATACAAGGGTCGAATAATACATCAATAGTATTAGGAAATGATAGAAATGGTCGCATAAACAATGGTCTTGACAAATCTTCTGGATTAAGCCCGTTTCCAGGAGGCCAGCCTAAAGCTAGTCAGGGATCCATAGACATAGTTGCAGGAAGGGGTCAGACTGCTAGCACTGCTGCAGCTTTTAATGTTAAAGGTATTCCAAATACAAGAAGATATTTTGAGATATCAAAAAGACCCCAGCTAGAACTAGGTTCCGGCAGAGGTGACAATATAGCTGAAGGAGATCCTGATTTTATAAATGATCTTTCAAGAATATATGTGTCAATGAATACAAGCGGTGATCGTAATTGCAGGGTAAATTATCCAAATACATCAGAGGAATCAGTTACATCTCTTGTTAAGAATTCACCGTATGTTATATTAAAAACAGAAGAAAATAGAATATTTTCTAAATCTACTGGCAGCATAAGACTTGTTAAAAAAGGAGTAGCTGACGAAGACAAGAGCGTGATTATGATGCTATCTAATGGCACAGTCATGATAGATGGTCCAAAAATTATAATTGGATCTGGACTTCCAGACATAGAAAAGACAAGTGGTGAGGGTGAACAGGTATTTATAGGAAGAGATGCAGAAGAGCCAATGGTTTTAGGAAATAAGCTTATTGGTGTTCTATCTTCAATTATAGATGTACTTGATAAGCACATTCATGCAAACGGTGCTGGAAATACAGGCCCGAGAATTCCAAATCCAGCAGAGGCTGCAAGCCCAGAAACAGTTATCGGTGGATTTTCAAATACTGGAGACAGTATTACAGACTTAAAAGAGATGCTTAGTGAAATTGGCAAGCTTATGTAGAAAAGACAATCGGTATAATGGGAATTAAAGATAATTTAAGGGCATTTTGCGATCCAGACTACGAGAATTTTGATGGATATCCAGATGATTCATCTGATGCTGCTTCAAAGTGGGCAAATGCAATAGGTCCGGAACTTACAGTTCTGCTATCACCTATGAGCACTGCAGGACTGGTCAGCACTTCAGTTTCGTCAACATTTATATCATCTCTATCATCAGATATATTTGACACAAATCCAGGAGGAGGTGTTCCTAGTGGGATAGATAGTGCAATGGATGATGCAGCATCTACAGTATTTGATGCTGCGGGATCTCAAGTTTCACCAAGCGCCATTCTAGATTCAGAAAATCTTATATTTGATCCAAACTTTGATGACCCAGACCTTGTAATAACACCTGAAGAGATGTGCCAGAGAGCAGAGGATAGAATTGTAGAGTGGCTAATGACTGGAAAGTTTACAGCATATTATGTACCACCTGGTGCAACACCTGCAGGCTCTCCTGGCATTACGGGTATTCCGTGGATCTTGCCGCCAGGAGAGGAGATGCCCCCACCTCCTGATGAAGATGAGGATGGATATTCAGATGCAGAAGAAATTGATGCAGAAACAGACCCGTCAGATCCAGAAGATTATCCTGAAGAATAGATTTTAAATTCTTACATTTGATTAAATCTTATATATGGTTTATCTTAAAATATGATTACGTAATAATTAGTGCTAGGGATGTGATAATATGGCTGAGATTAGCTTTAAAAGCGTGGGCACTAAAAGTAGTGATCAAAAGTTTAGAAGCGATATAAACGTTCCACCAATTGGGTTCAAAACACCGCTCAGACTCGGTGATTCAAGAGACGAAATATTTGACATGCACCTAGACATAGGTGATCAAATTCACGATAATTTTAAAAATCTTCTCTTAACAAATCACGGTGAAAGGATTGGCCTATATGACTTCGGAGCAAATTTGAGAGCACTCACTACAGAGAGACAGTCATCAAAGGATGATTTTGACAGTGAGGTGATGCGGAGAGTTAAGAATAGCTGTACAAAGTACATGCCGTTTATTGAATTGCAAACATTTGAATCAACATTTGAAGATCCGCCTACTGAAAGCTCTATTGCAAAAATCTATATAAAGATAATATACACAGTCTCAGCACTAAGAATAAAGAACAGAGCAGTAGAAGTAACTCTTTACTGCATAGGATAGTTTAAAATGACCGTCAATACAAAGTTATCAAAAAGTGAACTAAGATCATTTCTAAATAAAGATTTCGACAGTTTTAGAGCAGATCTGCTATTATATGCAAAAACATTTTTCCCAGACAAGATTCAAGACTTCTCAGAGGCAAGTGTCGGGGGATTGTTGCTTGACATGGCTGCATATGTTGGCGATGTAATGAGCTTCTATTTGGATTATCAATTTTCTGAAATTGATATAAGCACTGCAACGGAGACAAAAAATATTGAAAAACTTCTTGCTGCAGCTGGAGTTAAGATTACAGGTGCATCTCCAGCTGTTGCTGAAGTTATGTTTTTAGCAAGAATTGATGCAGATCCGGATGATTCATCAATTCCAAATGCAACGTATCTTCCAAAAATAATGGAGGGAACTGTTGTTTCTTCAAATGCAGGTGTAGATTTTATACTATTAGAAGATATTGACTTTGCTGAAAAAGATATAGACGGAAACTTTAAATTTACACAATCAATACCCCCTGGATCAAGTGATCCGCCATCCCACTATACACTAAAGAGATCTGGTGCCTGTGTCTCTGGAAAGGTTTTAACTAAGACGTTTAATATACCGTCGACTTTTCAACCCTTTAGGTCTATCACGCTCCCCGGATCAGACATTTCTGAGATTATATCAGTATATGATTCATCTGGAAACATATACTATGAAGTTGACTCACTTTCTCAAAATACTGTATTTAAGAAAGTTAAAAATTATAGCATTGATAGTGATGATGTCCTTGATAATTTAGAGCTGTTACCAGCTCCAAGAAGATTTATTGTTGAAAGAAGTAGGGCAAATGATACTACTGCTATAAGATTTGGGTCAGGAAGAGCTGAAACATTAGATAATGATATAATCCCAGATCCATCAGAACTGTCACTACCTCTCTATGGAAAGAAAACATTTAAAAGATTTTCAATTGATCCAAATAACCTTTTAAATACATCAACTCTTGGAATTTCCCCTATTAATACTGTTATAACTGTAAAGTATAGGTCGGGCGGCGGTCTATCTCATAATGTCGGAGCAGGGTCTATAAGGGCAGTTAGATCACTTCTAACTTCATTTAATTCTGCAACACCGACAAGTAAGATATCACTAATAAGATCTTCAATAGGCGTGATTAATGAAAAAGCAGCTACAGGAGGAGAGCTAAAGCCGACAATAAATCAGCTAAAGCAGCTTGTAGTATCTGCAAAGAATTCACAGTCAAGAATAGTAACAAGAGAGGATTTGCTCTCTCACATATACATGATGCCTTCAAATTTTGGAAGAGTATATCGTGCAGGAATTAGGTCTAATCCTGATAATCCTCTTGCAACATTACTCTATATTGTGAGTAGAGATAAAAATGGAAGATTGACAACATCATCTGATTCACTAAAAGACAATCTTTCGCTATTTTTAAATGAAAACAGGCTTATATCTGATGCAATAGATATTTTAGATTCGCCTATTGTTAATATTGGAATAAAATATGTCATAGTCACAAGCGCAGTTGCAAATAAGAATAGTGTTTTACAGAATGTTAATTCAAAGCTAAAAAGCTTCTTTCAGATAAAAAACTTTCAAATTGATCAACCGATAATTCTTACTGATATTCAAAATATCATAATTAACACTGGCGGTGTTATATCTTTAACTAGCTGCGAACTTGTTTCTTTTAATGGAACAGTTAGCTCCCGGGTATATTCTGGAATTTCATTTAATGTTGACGATAATACTATAAAAGGAATAATAACACCACCAGCTGGTGGAATGTTTGAACTACTTTATCCAAATGATGATGTTGTAGGATCGGCTGAGTAGGAATACAAATGTATAGAATTTTAACTGCAAGTAAAGACACTTATATAACAAACAAGATCATTAATAACAACTTTAGAGCAGTAGACGCAAATGTTGGAAATGCTGGAACCCTTGATCTATTTAAGCTATATGCTGAATCCACTTCAGGGTCAGACAACAAGCCAACAGAGCTTTCTAGAGTCTTAATTAAGTTTGATCTTGATCCAATTAGAAATTTAACTGGATCAACAGTAGATATAGCACATTCAACATTTAAGTGCTTTTTAAATCTTACTGACGTATACGGTGGGCAGACAACTCCTTCAAACTTTAAGCTAATAGTGTTCCCACTTGCAAATTCTTTTGACGAAGGGACAGGAAGAGATATTATATCATTCGAGGACTTAGGGTCTTCAAACTGGGTTACAGCATCAACAACAGAAAGTTCCGTATCTGCATGGTTTACAACAGGCGCAAATTATGAAGGGCTTTTAGGATCTAACAATATTGATATAATTGGATCAGGAACTGTTGGAAGCGGACTGGAGCTTCTTTGGAAATCTCAAACATTTGAAAAGGGGTCGGAAAATCTATCAATAGATGTAACAAAAATAGTATCAGCAACAATTGCAGGTGCAATTCCTGATCATGGATTTAGAATTTCATTTTCAGGAAGTCAGGAGACAGATAAGAGAACTAGATTTGTCAAGAGGTTTGCATCAAGACATGCAACAACTGTTGAAAATAGGCCAAAAATAGTCTTTTACTATAATGATTCAATTCAAGATCATCATGAAAGCTTTTTCTTTAACCTGACAGGATCTTTATTTTTAAATAACTTTCATAGAGGTGCACCAGAAAATATACTTTCTGGATCATCAGCGACAGGAGTAAGTGGAAGTAATTGCATAGTTGTTAGGCTTGTATCTGGAACTGATGAACAGGGAACATATTTTTCAAAATCAGTAACAGGGTCGCAGCATAAAGTTGGTGATAACTTTATAACCGGTGTTTATTCAGCTACATTTGCAATATCTGAATTTGCATCTGGGACTCTAAGGAATGAGATTATAAATGCAGCATCTGCAACATTTAAAACATATTGGGGATCTACTGACTACACTGTCGGATATCACACATCTTCTCTAGTTATAAACAATGTCAATAGAACATCTTTTTCAAATGCACCCTCCAAGCTATTTATTAATATAACAAATCTAGTTGCAAGATATAATCAGTCTCAAAAGGTGAGGTTGAGAGTCTTTGTTGAAAATTTTGGAAGAGAGGTCACATTTACAAAGACGCCTCTGGAGTCAAAGAGTGAGATATATAATGAGATGTACTATAGAGTCAGAGATTCTATAAACGGAAAGGTTGTGATCCCATTTGAGACAACATATAATTCAACACTCCTTTCAACAGATTCAGATGGAATGTATTTTGACTTTTATATGGATGCACTTCCTACAGGAAGAACATACGTTTTTGACTTCCTTATAAAGGATTTTAATTCAGATAGAATATTTTCAGATGTTGGATCTAAGTTTAGGATAGATAAGTAATGTCAAAAGATAGAGTTCTTGATTTAAATAGACCTCGATTATTTAATCCCTCTGTGACACGAGGAATTAAAAAAGGATACGGCTCTATTTCCGANGTGTCTCTTTCAATGCTAGCAGACACCAATATCGATAGTACATCATCTTTTAAATANGACNCACCTGAACAGGGTCTAAAGTCAACACAGCAGATTGATGTTGACTGGACAAGGTTTGAAAATCACACATTTTTTAATTCTGCTGAGTCAAAAGTTAACGTTGCATTTGATAGAATTATTAATAATTTTCCGTTTGATGGATCTGGAAAGGAGGTTGAGGCATTTCTTGATGGCTTGACGGGATTTGAAAAATGGGTATTTGATAACTTTCCAAATAATACTGGATATCTAAATTTTTCAGGCTCAGGGGGAAGAAGAGAAGGGCCTACTGCCGGATCATATATAAAAGTTAGAGATCAGATAGGAAGTCTATACCCAGACTTTTCTAG